GTGCCATTTGCTTGAGCATTAGCATTATCCCAATTTAAATATTTTGATGTTAAACCAAGTGATCTGTGACAAACATACCAATTATAACCATTAGTATCAGTTCTTTTAACAACTACCATTCCAGGAGTAGCACCTAAATTATGGCTAATTGTTTTATCTTGAACTAAACCATCTCCACTATAAGTAACTACATCAAAAAACTTTGGTTGTTTTCTAAATGTCCACGATATATAAGAGTGACCACTAGAGTTATAAATATTTGCACCTCCATCACCAGTAACTCTAAACCCCCCATCAGAGAGAGGAGTCCATACTACAGCACCTTCATCCACTTGTGCATCGGTTGTGTTTGATTCAATTCTGTATCTACCTGTTCTTTCAGTATCAAATAACTGATGATCAGAGGTAGCATCTCTTCTTTTAAACCAAGTTAAACCACCCTTATTAAGAATATCAATACCATTATCTATATCTAAATTACTGCCAGTACCAGTATAAGCAAAACATGAAAACAAATTTTCAACAAACTTATCAGGACTTGCAACAGTAGGATCAGGCCAATCCTCTGCCTGACCAAATATAAGTGGATCATGTATATTCCATACGCCAGAGGCAGAACTGTTTTCAAGATTTGCTGATGGCTCAACAGGAGTTGAAGTTATGATTGATCCTAAAAATCGTTCAGTCATTACGATAGTCCTCCATGTGAGTTTGATGCTGCAAACTTTGGTCCATAGTTACCTGCTGTTAAATCTCCATAATCAGAAGCATTTCCTGTACTAGCTATAGTAACTTTATCTAATTGCAATACAGATAGATTAAGTTGTGCTGCGTGAATTAATCCAGTAGTTTTATCTGACACTCCAGAAGCCCTATCTGTAGTGCTAGACAAATCTCCAAAATCTGTAGCATTACCTGTACTAGCTATAGTTACATACTCAATTACGTTTTGGTTAGCGTTACCATCTGCACTTCCTCCAAATGATAAAGCTCTAGTATTAGAAGATAATGCGTTAGGAAAATATTTAACAGCTAAAAGATCACCAAAATCAGTAACGTTACCTGTAGAAGCTATCGTTACATATTCAATTACATTTAATCTATTACTTCCATCAAATCCACCTAAAAATAATCCTCTCGTTGTGCTAGACGCACCACCAAATCTATCCTTTGCAACGCTTAAATCTCCAAAATCTGTGCTGTTTCCTGCTGATGCTATGGTTACATATTCAATAACATTAAGGCGACTACTACCACCTCCACCTCCTGTTATACCTCTAGTGCTACTGCTAAAACCTGCACTATTATATTTTGCAGAAGCTAAATTTCCAAAATCAGTAGCCTTACCTTTTGTGCTAAAAGTTATAAACTCTATTACATCTTGCGCAGCATTAGATCCCCCTTGTGGTTCAGCATATCCACCAAAAGAAATACCTCTAGTTGTTGAAGCTGCACCATTTCCTATACCGTAAGCTGGATTTATAAGATCTCCAAATATACCAACTTGACCATCACTAGCTATATTCATGTACTCTATAATAGATTCAGCTTCATTGTTTGCATAACCACCACCTAGCACACCTATAGCTGCTGGAGCAAAGAATGATTCTAGCGCACTTGAAGGTGTGCTGTCTGAAAAACCGTCGCAAAATATACGAGCTACACTAAGATCTCCGAAGTCAGCAGAATTGCTTGTAGTAGCTATGGTTACAAATTCTACAGCTTGAGTAGCGTTATTTGTACCTGCTGTAATTAAACCTTTTGTTGCATTTGAACAGGCAGTGTTATAATACGATGCTTTTGTCAAATCACCGAAATCTGTAGCATTACCAGTTGATGCTATTGTAATATAGTCAATTATGTTATTACTACCACCAATACCCCCTGCTGTTAAACCTCTTGTTGCACTTGCACAGCCAGCAGTTGCAGATCTTGCAACAGTAAGATCGCCAAAATCTGTTGCATTTCCAGCACTGGCAATAGTGACATATTGAATTATATTAGAACTGGAACCAGCATCATTGTATCCTCCAGAACTTATTCCCCTAGTAGAACTTGCAAATCCTGCATTTTGATTAAGGCCATCAGTAAGATCGCCAAAATCTATTGCATTACCTAGTGTTTGAATAGTTACATAATCAATGTAATTAAAACCAATATTACCTGATCCTGTATTGTCGTTACCGCCTGCAAATATTGCTCTTACATTACTGGCAAACGCACAACCATCCTCTCTTCTGGTGACATGATTAGCCAAATCTCCAAAATCACTAGCGTTACCAGCAGAGGCTAATTCGATATAATCAATAATATCAGCAGATGCAATACCACCTTCTCCACCTGTTATTAAACCTCTTGTATTATTAGAAGTAGCAAAACCTTTCGTCCTAGTTGCTGTTAAATCTCCAAAGTCTGTAGCATTAGCAGCCGTTGATGCTATCGTAATAACATCTACAACATTAGAGGTTCCAGCATCAGCAGAACCACCTGCAAAAAATCCTTTTGCTCCTAAATTAGTATCAATAGGAAAAGCAGAACTATACTGATACTTTGTCTGTAGTTTCCAAACGCCTGAGAATGATGGAGCCATTACGATAATCCTCCATGTGAGTTTGATGCACCACTTCCAGAATAATGTTCGTTTGTTAAATCACCAAAGTCTGTACCATCACCTGTTGATGCAATCGTAATATATTGCATAGTAAAATCATCTGCTACCGCACCTGCAAAAACACCTCTAGTACCAGAGGAAACAGAAGCAGCTTTCTGATGATTTTTTGTTAAGTCACCAAAGTCTTGTGCATTGGCAGTACTAGCTATGGTAATATAGTCAAGGAAATTTGTTGACATAGCTGATGAAGAAGTACCACCACCAAACACTGCTCTAGTATTTGATGACAACCCTGCAAGTCCATATCTAGCTACAGTAAGATCACCGAAGTCTGTTGCATTGCTAGTACTGGCTATGGTGACATATTCAATAACATTTAATGGATTGTTAAAATTATTGTCTGGATCACCACCAGCAATTACAGATCTTGTAGTACTTGCAGCTGAAGTAGTGTATTGCCTTGCACTATTTAAATCCCCAAAATCTGTCGCGTTACCTGCCGATGCTATTGTAACGTACTCTATTACGTTTATAGTACTTGAAGTATAACCACCTGAACTAATAGCTCTTGTGCTATTTGATGAGATACCTCCAGTATAAGCAGCAGTAGTTAAATTACCAAAGTCAGTTGCTTTTCCTTTTGTACTAAAAGTTGAAAAATCAATTACATCAGAGTTTGAACCTGTATAACCACCAGCAAACAGTCCTCTAGTAGTTGATGCTGCTGTGCCATTGTATATAAAATCTCTACCAACACTTAAATCACCAAACATAATATTATTACCAGTTGAGGCAATATCTATATATGTAATTGCTGATTTATAACGAACATTATTTCCACTGGAAGTGCCATAACCAGCACCAAATAAGCCAATAGCAGCAGGAGGAAAACCTGCTTCGTTTTGTACTGCTGCATGACCAGCACCACCTGCTACTAATTCTGCTCTAGCTACTGAAAGATCTCCAAAATCAGTTGCGTCACCAGTAGATGCTATAGTAACAAAATCAATTACGTTTTGATAAGTGTCACCACTAATATTACCTCCACCAACTACACCCCTAGTAGAAGAAGACAGCCCAGCCATATAGCCTCTAGCTACTGTAAGATCTCCGAAATCTGTAGCGTTACCAGTTGATGCTATAGTAATATAGTCAATTATATTTTGATATGGTGTTGAGTATTTTCCTCCTGCAAATAGACCTCTAGTTGATGAAGACATTCCTACTAAAGCAAATCTACCTCCATAACCAAGAGAGCTATTTGTAAGATCGCCAAAGTCTGTAGTATTTCCTGTTGATGCTATCGTTACATAATGTATTGTTTGATTATATGTGCTATTACCACTACCTCCTATAATACCTCTTGTAGTAGATGAAATATTTCCTATGTTACTAAGATAAAATGTTCCTGTTTGATCGCCAAAATCTGTCGCATTACCAGTTGATGCTATGGTAAAATAGTTTATTTCTCCTGATGTTCCTGATGTAACTCCAAAAGTATGAATATATCTTACGTTGTTGCTTATTGAGGAACCTTGAGAAGAATTAGTGCTATTTGCAAGATCACCAAAATCAATAGCATTTCCTGAAGTAGCATAAGTCATATACTGTATTACATTATCGTTACTGCCTGAATAACCTATACCTCCAGCAACAATAAATCTCGTGTCGCTTCCACCACCTGATGCTTTGCGTCTTGTAGTCAGTAAATCTCCAAAGTCTGTAGCGTTACCAGCAGAATCAGGTTTAATTTGATCTACTACATCAAAGTTACTACCTGATGTTCCTCCAGCAAAAAGTCCATTTGGCAGTATTTCAGGAGTAAAACTAGAAGTTGCAGCAGATAGTGGACCATTACCATAATCATTTATTGCCCATGCTTTAGCTACATATGATATATCATTAGTTAATCCAGTTACAGTAATTGGTGAAGAAGATCCAGTGTTACTATATTGTGCCTGACCTAAAGGATCATCTGATGCACTAGGAGCTACTAAAGTAATTAAATTGCCCATACCGTTACCATGAACAGTACAGTAGTATTGAGAGGGTTCAGTAGCATCTTCAGCTAATACCAGTGTTACAGATGCTCCTGATGAACCTTGAGTACCTGCTACTGTAACACCAGTACTGTATGAATTTCCACTTCCATCTTTAAAGCGTAGTGGGTGTCCTGAGTTACTACTATCTGACTGATCAAAGACGTATGTAAAACCTTTTATCAAAGTTAAGGCTGGATTAGCTATTCCATCAATATAATATATATTTCCTGCACCACCACCATATAAATTACCGTATGCTACAGTTACCCTAAAAGTTCTAGTTGTTCCTGTTGCAGGGAACACACTAATGCCAAAGTTAGTAATAGGATCATCACCAACAGCAGAAGGTGCAGTAAATGCTACTGATACTTGACCTTCACCAGCAGTAGCTGCACCTATTGTTGGAGCGTCAGGTACACTAAGATTGTCCTGACCTCCTATAAAACTTCCTCTACGAACCATTAGGAATCCTTATTAAGCGTCATCAATTTCTTCGTATGAGCATACTGCACTTAGATCACCAGCAGCAGATGCTTGTATCTTCAATATGTCACTCTCCATTAAGTATAGACCCATGTTCTTATCAATTACAACTAGCGTTGCATCAGCAGGAACTGATATTGTTTTTGCTAGATAATAATCAACAGAACTACGAGTTATCCATACATCAATAGAAGCAGCGCTAGACCCATCTATGTTTGCTATAACAAGCGAGTTAATCTTTTGTACTTTGTTAGAGCCACAAGTTAGCAATGAAACAGCAGAGGCTGCAACGTCTGCATCCATAACTGTGTTTGCATAAATAGAACTAACAGCGACTATATTTGGATTTGCCATTGTTTACCTCCTAATCAACCAAAGACCATAGCCATAGCTATGCTTTTTCCAGTAGTTACGCCATTGTTTAATTGTGTTTGGATGTTACTGGTTACACCATCCAAGTAATCATATTCTGTACTAGTCACACCTGTATCATATAATGATTTAAGATAGTTTAATTCAGTTACAGAACCAGTGTATCCATCTAATGTATTTAATTCAGCAGTTGTAGATGTAACACCGTCTAGAATATTTAGCTCTGCACCAGTAGCCGTAACTGCTGTACCTGCATAGTTTAAATTACCTGCTGCTATATTTACTTCACCAGTTCCTTTTGGGGATATATCTATGTCTACGTTTGAATCGTCACCCATTGCACCGATAACAACAGCACCACCTGTTGCTGCATTAGTTATCTCTATCGCGTTTACAGCAGAACTAGCAGTCTGTAATACTATAGCTTCATTGCCATTTGCATCTGCTATAAAACCACCATCAGCTATTTTAGGTGCTGTCAAGGTTTTGTTTGTTAAAGTTTTAGTTGTACCTGCAAAGTAAGTATCAAAAGTATCTACAGATGTTTGTCTCATTGTACCTGCATCATTAGTAACAATGCCATCACTACCTGCAACTGCTGTAGTGCCTACTGAGGTGTCACCATCTGCCACAGTGTTTATTTCTGCACCATTAGCACTAACACCCTCTACGTTTTTGTTTGCATCTACGTATGCTTTGATACTTTGTTGTGTAACTAATTTAGTTGCACTATTAGAAGCCATATCATCTTCATCAGCTATATCTGTAATTGTTACAGTACCGTCTGACAAACTTCCAAAGGTAACTGTGCCTGTTGATGTAATATTAGATGATCCAGTATCTATAGCACCAAACCCAGAAGTAATACTACCACTATTTAATGCACCTACTGTAGTAGCTGCTGTAGTTACTAGATTAGGCATTGCAGTTATTTCATCGTCAAAGTATGCTGCTAGGTCTGTTACTGCAACCTGCTTCATAGTGCCATCATCATTAACAACTACTCTGTCTGCATCTGCTATAGTGGTGCTTGATGCTGATGTACCACCATCCATAATATTTAATTCTTCAGGTGTAGCTGTAACCTGCGTTGCACTTACTGCTGCTAATACTGGAATTGTTCCTGATTGATTTGGAAGATTAATTGTACGATCAGCAGTGGGGTCTACTATGGTAAGTGTAGTTTCATTTGCATCAGCAGTAGCACCCTCAAACACAATCGCATTAGCTGCATTCATAGTAACTGTATCTACGACTGTTTGTGTGCCTTGTACTGTAAGATTACCTGCAACGGTTAAGTTATCACCTATAGTTACTTCAGACGTAGTGTGTCCTATTGTTACAGGAACACCACTAGTTTCTGTAGCTATCTTTAGTGTGCCTGTAGAATTAGCTATGAGAGAGTTTGTACCATCATGTTGTATTTGTAAATCGTCACCTGTACCTAATTTAATTATAGCAGAGTCAGGCATATCTAAATGACTAGTAGGACTTACAGTTCCAGCAAATGTTACGTTAGCTCCATCAAATGTAGCAGAAGTGGTAGATCCAGACTTAATTACTAGATTACTACTACTATTAGTAAATGCACCATATTGTGTACCGTCATCCTTTAATACTATATCAGCACCACCTGCATCTAGGTTGATATCTCCTGCAACATCTATTGTCATGTCACCAGAAGATAATGCTATGGTTGTGCCATCTATGTTAAAGTTATCTATATCGATACCAGCATCAGCAGTAATCTTACCAGTAACTCCTAGTGTACTGCTCATGTCTACAGCACCATTTATATCTATCGTAGTACCGTTTATTTCTACTTCACTATCTGATACAAGGTCTAATACACCATCAGCAGATTGATGTATATAAGTACCACTATCGCCAAACTGTAGTTGATTAGTGCTGTTTAGTAAAACACCTGTATCAGCTACATGAGTTAGTGTAACATCCTGATCATCACCTAAATTAATTACTGCACCATCAGCAAGGAACAGATCACTAAACTCTAGGGATGATGTACCCAGTGATGCTCCATCTGATGCATCAGGTAGAAATGCAGTAGATGCAGTTATATTTGTACCTGTTAAAGCACCAGTAACATCTAATGTACCAGCTACAGTAGCATTATCATCTACAGTAAGAGTATCTATTTTAGCAGTGCCATCAAGATGAAAATCTTTAAACTGTAGTGACGTAGTGCCTAGATCTATATCATTACTAGTTATGGGAACTATCGCACCATCTTGGATACGAATTTGTTGCACAGAAGAAGAACTTACCTCTGTATAAAATTCTATGTGATTATTAGATGTATCTATAAGTATCTTATTGTTTTGATCCGCATCTGCAATACGATCTATTGGTGGCCCTTCTGCTGCTGTACCGTCATGTGAGTGACCAGTAGAGTTATTAAAGGCTGCTAATATTTGGTTTAGTTCTGCGTTAATTGGTGCTGCTGATATAATCTCACCACTAACGATCTGTGCTGATGATTGTCTGGTATATCCTGCCATTATCTATATCCTGCATCTTGATAAGTAATCGAGAACCCACTAATACTATATGGTGATTGAGTTCCTGTCGATGTTATAACCAAGGATATTGCTCTCCCTGATCCTTGGATGTTCGACTCTAGTACTGGACTAGTCGAACCATCATATCTAAAAGTAGCATCAAATGTGCTTGCTGTTGTTGTATATCTCGCTAATGAACCTGCTGTTGTAATAGAATACGTGCTTGGGTCTGGTGTATTAGGATCATCCCAATCATACGCTATACCTAAATTAATTGTAGATTCACCTTCTGGCCTGGTAAATAATGTGACATGCTGAAATATTTTGCGTTTTTCGGTAGAGTCGAAATATAAAAATGGCGATGCATAAACAGCAGTAACATCAGCAGTATTGAATGTACTACCACTCTCTTGTTTAAATATTTCACCATCTCCATCACCATGTAAAACTACCTCAACATTATTTATTAAACCACTAGTAGCAACGAATGCTCTTATACCTAATAACTCTCCAAACTCCCAACCAACTCTTCTATCTGCAAATCTAAGACCACCTATTATACCTGCTGTATCTGCTGCTGATGTTGTAGTTTTTGGAAAAAAATATCTAAATTGAGATTTATTATTAATAACAACAGCAGACATATTAGCTAAATCATGTGTGCTTGGTAGTGATTGTAGTAGTTGTTGCACTGGTTTAGATATAGTTTCAAGTTCAACGTCACCTATTCTAGCTGTACCTTGTATAGGACGTATGCCGTCAGCAGCTAAGAATAATACGTCACCACCTAATTCTATAATACTATCTGTTGCAATGCAACCAATATTATTTGTTACCTCTGATAAAGCAAAGTCAGATGAGCTTGATCCTGTTAATCTTTTAATTTTATTTTTACCAAATACAAATAAACTGTCTCTAAACTTTGCTATTCCTGTAACATCAAATCCTACATTTATACTTCCTGATCCACTAGCAGATCTAAATCTATTATCAGTATTAGGTTCACTAAATAATAACTTATTTGGTCCTAATCCTGTTGTTGGAAAACCTGCATAAAACTGATGGTTTTTAAAGTCTGTACTAAAAGATGCACCTGTTGGATTTGCATCATCACTAGTTGTATGATTACTAAAAGTAGTTCCATCAAATCTAGCAGGAGTATTTACACCATCACATAGTATAACTGATTCTGTTCCTGTAAAAGAGTTAAAAGAATGCCTAACTTTGTTTACACCTATAGAAGATCTAAAAGAATGTACTTTAGTAAAACCACTTGTAGTATATTTCCAAATACTATAATATTGACTATATATTGCTGTTACAGAAGAACCACCTCCAGTAGCACCACTTGTAGCAGTAGAAGTAAATGATACTGTATAACTATTTGCATCAGGCACACTAACGACTGCCATTTCTACAGAGTTAGGTGTTATTCCCCCTACAGCAGAGCTACCTGAGAATGTTACAAAATTACCTACAGATAATCCATGCGAGGTATGTGATACTGTTATTGTTGCACTACCATTAGTAACTGTAAAAGGATTAGCACCTAATGATTGAGTTTTGTCTAGTGCTTTAAAAGTAACTGAACTTCCACCACCTGCACCACTACCACTTGCATTAGATGTAAAAGTAACTGTGTAGCTATTTGCATCTACTACAGATGCTATGGTCATTTCAACATCATTCGGTGTTATGCCATTAACAGCAGCAGACCCTGAAAATATAACTCTATCGTCTACTGCTAATCCATGACTAGTATGTGCTACGGTAATTACTGCACTGCCACTGCTAGTAGTAAATGGATTAGAACCTAATGAACCTGTGAAATCACCACTATTTCTTCTAACAGCGTATGGTGTACCATCTAATATCCAAAGACCTATTACTTGCCCTAAACCTGATACACTACCAAAACTAGAATCAAATGCAGTATATCCATTTATTCTTCTATATCCACCAAATTGAGATATCTCCATATTTAACATACGAAGAGCAGCACCTGGGTTTTGTATTGCTAATGATAAAGCATCTTCATTAGTAAACAGCCCACCTTTTGATAGAACTGTTACGTCTTTTAAAGCATCTACCATTATATATTACCATGTGGTACATTTATCAATCTGCTAACTCTAGTATCTCTAACGTCTGTAAATCTGTTAATTAGTATTGTACGCATTCTATCTACACCATCTTCAAATCTTTGTCTAGCTATAGCAGATTGTTGAGCATTATCTCTGAACATATAACAGTGATATAATGCACCATCTATTACTACGTGTTTAAATGGATCAGGTACAGACATGGTATCTGTGGAGTTAGTCATGTCAGATGCAAATGCAAAGTAGCTAAAGCTTACACCATATGTAGCATCTGGTCTAGGTGTAAAACCTGCTTTATTATCTAATGTTCTATAAACATATATAGGCTGATCAAAATCACTTGTGGTTGCTTCAGCATCTCTTTCATAAAATCTTCTTATAAATGTATCGTAGTCGATAAGTTTTAAATTACGTGCAGAATGATTATTGTCTGAGTCAAAATTTATTCTAAACGAATCCCAATCTGCTATCTTGTAATCAGCAGGTAAAGAGTACTCTTGTTGACCTACAACGAGTGTCAAGGAACCAGCAGTAAAATTAAATGGGAACTCAAATTCTTTTTGTGATATCTCTTGGATTGATGAATTTATTGCATCTTTTACTTGAGCGCGAAAACCTGTTGCTGTATCAAAATCAGTCGCAGTTAATTCAACTTCATTTAATCTACGTAAGGTATCATTAACTAATGTAAGAAAAGTAGTAGCCATATCATATCCAAAAATAAGATAAAGGGGTAGCTCAAGTTAATGAACTACCCCAAAATAAATTAGGCTAGGGTATCCCTAGCAGCAGCTACAGGTTCTGCACCCTGTTCGTTAAGATCAACGACAGTAGCATAAACCCTAATTCTGCCAGTAGTAGGTGCTGCACCAGCAAGTGTAACATCAATCGTATCAGTTGTTGAAACAAACTGTGTATACGTTGAAGCAGCCGAACCAACAATAGTGTTAGTTTGACCGTTTGTACCTGCTGCACAGAAACCTGTCGAGGTTACGTCTGCACCATCAACGATATCATCACCTCCTGCAAAATCAATATCAGCAGTTACAGAAGAGTTAAATGCTTTCATAACTTCTGCACCAGCGTTAAGTACGAGTACTCCTGCTGGTATTTCTAGAAGTTGGAAAACATCTCCGTCTGCACCTGAGTATCCTTTTGCAGCCATGTCATCAATATCAAGAGTAGCTTCAATGTTATACATTACGTGACTATCTTTTTTAGATGGTAAAGCAGCAATCGAGTCAGCCCCTACACCTACGGTATCGGCATCAGTCATATCATATGTAGCCATGATCTATCCTCCTTAACCTGCGATGTTATAAATGGCGCGACAAAGAGCTTCTGGGCGAAGAATCTTACGTCCGTATAAATGCATACCACGAACAATATCAGCAAAGCTGTCGTTGTCACGATATGTCTCTACCTTCTCTACTTGAGAAGCTGTAGCAACAGCAGAGTCGTGTCCTGCAACAATAACACCAAAGTTAGAACTTGAACCGTTAGTGTCGATAGTTGATGAACCTGTTCCTACTGAAGGAAGGTTGTTGGACATATAAACTCTAAAGCCTCTAATTAAGCCAGATACTACTCGACCATTCCTTAGAATGTCACCAGCATTTTGTCCACCAGCAAAGTCATTGTTTAGAAGCTTACTGTTTTCGTCGTTTAGCTGTTCAGCAAAGACAGGATCGATAACGACCCAACGACCATCACGGTCTACATTTTGCTGATCTAGTAAACGAGCCATACGGTTTAGAACCTCTAATGGGGTTGCTTCACCAGTAGATCCATCTGGATGCGTAGCAATCGAATCAGAGGCAGAACCACCTGATACAAAGCTTGCGCGAGAGATCTTCATGGAAGCTAATAAACCGTCTGCTGCAACAGATACTGGATCAGTACCTGCTTTATCAGCAGCAACTCTAGCTGCACTTGCATTTGCGTGTAAGGCAGCTTGTTTGAAACCAGATAAGTAACCTAGTACTTCTTGGTCAAACTGATCTTTTAGACGATACCCTGCACGATCACTTGCCATTGATTCAAAGTTTACGTGAGAGTGTGCCTCTTCAATGTCATCGATTTTAAAAGCAAAGTAGTTAGCTTTATCGACAACAAGGGTGAAGTCCTCATCGTCTAAGTCTTGTGGAGTTACTTGCGTACCCCTTGCATATTCTTGAACCGTGATTTCTGGTTCTTTGATAATACGTACTGTATCACCAAAATTTGCGATCTCACCAAAGTAGTCACTGTTGGTAATATCTTCAATCACGCTAGTCTTACGGAAAGCCGATTGTACCTTCTTACTGTAAATAACAGGAGAGAAGTTACCGTTAGGCAGGTTTCCGTAACCAGCAGCAGTCTTAAAAGCCATTGGTTATCTCCTTTCGGCTATTATCGAAACGAGCCAACTATTGACAATTCAAGGCTACATCTTTAGGGTGTAGGATAAACCTGGCCTAACGAGTGTAGGTAGTTGAAACTTCTTCAGTTAGCATAAACAGGAAGGTAGTCTTATTGCTAAGAGGCTTCCGAACACTAGCAAATACCTATGCTAGTTTTAGTAATATACAAAGTATATCATATTTTAATTAATTTGTCAAGACTTTTTTTATCTTGCACCACCACTAATATCATAAACAAAAGTGCCGTTTGCTATAGATTCTGAAATAGCATCTTCATGCTTTTCCCAATCCTTACTGCTAAGATTTTTTACCCTAGATTCTGACCATACATTACGATCTTGTGTCTTTGGTTCTTCTGCTCTAGAAGATTTCTTTACAGACTTAGCAGCTTCTTTAGTTTCTGATTTAGTATCTGGTTTGTTTGTTTCTAGTTTATATAAATCAATCGCTTTAGCAGCAGCTAAATGATCAGTGTCATTTTCATACAAAGCAGACTGTATCCACTTTGGTTGTGCTGCTACCCAATCATGAAAGTCTTCGCTAACACGTAACTCTTGAAAGTCTGGATGAAGTTTAGAAAGTTCTGTCTCAGCTTTTTCTATCTGAACTTTAGTCTGCATTTCATCTACATACTTTAACTTTTCTTCTACATCCTTTCTAGCTTCTATAGCTTTCTTTGTAGCGATTGTTTCTACTATCTTGGCAACGTCTGGATATTTCTCAGCCCATTGCTCTAGTTCTTCATCTGTTTTAGGTAGCTTAACTTGTTTTCTTGTAAGTCCTTCTACCTGTTCCTTTAGACTACGTATTTCAGAATCATGTGTTTCTTGTATCTTTTGTACGTGTCTACGTAAATCTCCATATCTTTTTTTAAATGTTTTTTCTTCAGGATTAAGTTCAGCTTCTGCTTTTGCTTCTTGTTCAGCTTCTACTTCCTCCTCTTCTACTTTATTTCTTTCTGCTTCTAGTTCTTCAATCTCTTTATCTTCTTCTTCTATGCTTTTCTTTTTGTAACGTATTGGTTGTGTTTTTACTTCTTGTACTACTTGCATTTTATTTCACTTTCTTTTCGGGGGCATCTAGTAGCTTTTCACCATGAAAAGGGTAGAAGGTAGCCCTAACATATAGATTACGTAACGTAACCTACTCCTTCAACATATTGGCCCTCACCCATTATTCCTGACCTTGGGCCTCTAAGTCTTTTTGCTCTTTCTTTACTAGAGTCATAAAAAGTTGTTCCTTGTCTTCCTCCAGATAAAACACTAATACCTTGATTAACTATATCAGTTTCTGCTGGTGCATCTAAATCAAACTTATCTAAAAACTCTATTTGCTCTCTTTCTTTTTTATCTAGAGTTCCAGCTTCCTTACCAGATCTAAGTCTTTCTAATTCATTATCCGTAATATTTAATACAGTATTAAGTTGAGTAGGTTGTTCAAAATTTTCTGGATCTAAACTTTCTCCAAAGTAATCTATCTCATTAAAGAATACTTTTTTAAATACATCTCTGTTTGTAGCTCCCTCTGGTATGTCAGAAGCTTTTAATCCTTGTTTTAATATTCTACGTTTGTCTGCTAATGCATCTAAACCTTTTTTTAGTCGTTCATTTTGTTTTATACTAATTGCTCCTCCAAGATATTCGTCACCTTTGTTATAACCATCCATTACAAACGCATATTCTTCACTATCAACTCCTGCCAAATCTAGTAACTGTCTAACTTCTTTGTCATTTCTATAAGCATTTGATCCCTCTCCACCTCCTGCACTAGGATCATAAACATATGAAGATCGTTTTTTTCTTGTTTGTAACTTTGATCCTTCTAATACAGGATTATCTTTATAAATATAGTTTTCACTTTTCATATTACCATAATCCTCTGGCAAATCAGGTGTATCCCTAAGCGGATCTCCTAGTACATCTGCTCTTATCTCTTCGTATGTTTTAGGTTTTTCCATTGCCGCTAGTTGATCACCTAACTGCATATCACCTGCTACAGTTCCTACACCAGCTATGTTGTAATCTACAGCACCACCAGTATTAAACCTTGCCATTAGACCACCTGAACGTAGTTCTGCTTCGTCTTCACCTGCTTCAGCAGGACCAGTTTCTGCTGGATCACTAGTCTGTTGCTCTTGATCTTGTAAATCTGTATCTACCTCAGCCATACCTTTTTCTGTGTCTGCTTGCTCTTGCTCCATTGACATTAGATCTTTAGCACGATCTACTTCAAAAGAATATATATCTTGTAAAGACTGACCAATTACGTCAAAACTAGATGCTGTTCCTCCTACATCAGGATCAGCAGGATCTGCTCCTTCTGGACCTTCATTTTGATTTATAAAATCATCTATTGCACCTTTATCTACAGTGAGACTACCTTTAGGTGTTTTAATTTTTAAAAATCCTACTTCAGGATCAAATACAGTTTTAAACCCTGTTGGACTACGTTGAGTAGCGATACTTGATCTAATATTTAACATATCATCATCTAGTGTTCTGTCTATGTCTATGTCTCTATTTATCTGACCACCCTCTGCCATTTCTGGTGGACACATCATACCTTGAGGTTTAGCTGCGATAATTAAAGTTTCTGTTACTTCACCTTCAGGTTGTATAAACT